CGTCGTTGCTTCTCCCTGATGGTGAGCCTGATCCGGCGATGGATTCGACGTGGGTGGGGTTCGATCTGGGGACGATCGCGAAGAAGATTGGTGTTCAGGCGTGCACGTGGCCTGGATGGTCTGATGTGCCGATTGTGTGGCCTGATGACCGTGCGGGAACCCATGAGCGCACCTATCTGGCGTTGGATCGCAAGAAGGTGGATGACGCCTGGTCAGATCTGTCTGATGTGCAGAACGGCCCGGATGTTCGGTTGGGTTTGGAGTGGGACGGGCCGGATAAGTTCCGGTGGCGTTTCTCTTCGGGTACTGAGGTTCAGCCGCGCCTGCAGGGTGATGACGTGTTCGCGTTTGAGGTGGGGCAGGGTTCTGGGCTTGCGGTGAAGACGAACCCGACTCGTATGGGTTCGGTGTCGTGGGGTCAGGGCGGTCGCTCTGATGACAAGGCGCTGGTTCGCATGCAGTACGACTCCTTCCTTGTTGACAATGGGTTCCCGCTTCTTGAGCTCGAGTCGGATGCGTCGTCGAACACTGTTGAGGTGGAGACGTTGGATGCGTGGAATGCGGAGACGTTGCGTACTGCCCGTAAGCCGTGGGAGTTCTGGTCTTTCAAGATCCCTGCGGATTCGTCACCGTACCCGTATGAGTACGGGAACGGTTCTCTTGTTGACGTGATTGTCACGAAGGACACGAAGGTGACTGGCGGGTATGTGCCCGCGGGCACGTATCAGCGTCGCATTGCCGGTTTGTCTGGCGTGCTTGATGAGTGGATCACCGTGACGTGCGGTGAGGTGTATGACCTGTAGGGGGTGCGATGGCTGACCCGACGCTTGCCCCTGGTGGTGATCTTGGTGAACTGATTCGTCAGTTGACGGATGTGAAGCGCCGTCTTGCTGAGGTGGAGTCTCCTTCTGGCACTCAGCGGTATCAGACGGTCGCGAAGTTGTCCGCGTTGATTGATGACATTCAGCAGCAGTTGGATGACTACATCGCCAATGAGGCGTACACGAAGGCGCAGGTTGATGCTCGGATAGCGAACCCGCCTGCGGGTGTTGCCGCTGCGGGGAACGTGTCGTCTGGTGGTGACGTGACGGCTGCGGGTTCCCTTATCGGACAGAACGTGTATGGGGTGCAGTCGCCTGGCTTCAACATCACGGGTACGCGTGTTGCCGCCTGGCTTGAGACGGCTACGGGGCGTCTGGGTACTGCGTCGTCGTCTCGCCGGTACAAGCAGGATGAGGCGTCGGCTGCGATAGATCCGGTCGCGGTTCTCAGTATTGAGCCGAAGCGGTTCCGGTACATCGAACAGGTGGAACAGGCCGGGGATGATGCGGCAATCGAGTTCGGATTCATTGCCGAGGATCTGCATGATGCGGGCCTGTTCCCATGGGTTGTGTACCGCGAGATTGACGGCGAGCTTGTCCCTGACGGCGTGAACTATTCGATGCTCGCCGTCGCTCAGCAGATTGTGCTCCGTGCACAGGAAACCAAGATCGACGCGCTCGAGGCGCGTATGACCGCGCTTGACGGAGGCACACTATGACTCTCACCCGTTCTCTTCCTACCCAGCATGCTTCTGGTCTGCCTCTGATTGATGAGCGTCGTATCACTGTGGGGCTGTTCGCGAAAAACACGGACGGCACCGTGCGGACTGGTGTTCTTCCCGCGCACACTAATCCTCTTGTTACGGGACGCGCGTCGATGGGGTACGACGTTGCTGCTTTCAACGCGGTCACTGCTCGCACGTCTGCGGGTGCTGAGGAGATCGCCAACGATGCGTCGGTGACTGTGACGACGACGGCGGCTCCTGGTGCGAACTCGCGCATCGACGTGGTGTGGGTGCGTTCACAGTTCGTTGTGCTGGGTGATGCGAACAACGATGTGGTGTTCGGTGTCACCCAGGGAACTGCGGCTGTCTCGCCGACGAAGCCCGCTATTCCTGCGGGGGCTTTGGAGCTCGCTACAGCAAACATCCCTTCGACGGCGACGACAACTCTTTCTTCTGGTGTTGTGATTACTCAGACACACCAGTACACGGCTTCGGCTGGCGGTACGGTGTGGCTGCGTAACGCGACAGAGCAGACGGCATTCACGCCCGCGGGCGGAACGGTTGCATGGCGCCTGGACACTCAGCAGCGCATCCAGTACATGTCCGGTGCGACAGTGCCGGGGTGGTTCCACATCGGTGGCAAACCTACGATCAGCGCACCTACATTCACCAGCATCTACAGTGCGAGTTCTCTTGCACCTCGTGTGGTGGAGCAGGCGGGGCGTATCAGCCTTGAGGGTGTCGTGGCGTCAACGAACGCGAACTTCGTTTCCGGGACGACGTACACAATCGGTTCGATCCCGGCAACGATTGCGCCGGTTCAGACTCGGGTCTTCGCGTGCACGTCGAATGGTACGGCCCTAGCAACCGTGGCGGTCTCTGACACGGGCGCGATCACCATGGTTCTCAACTCGGCGTTCACGGGACTCCTTTCTCTCTCCCTGGCCGGCTGTTCCTGGCCTGACAAGAACCTCTAAGGGCTGTTGACCTGGGCCACGATTCGCTATCGGAAGAAGAACATGACGACACTTGACCCCACCCAGCCGCTTGCAGTTTTCATTGGTAGCTCGAACTCGACACCCGGTACGTGGGTTGAGGCGTTCCTTGATCGGATGTGTTGGACGGGGCGTAACTATTCCATCGCTGGTGGCAGTTTCTCGGGTGTTGGCCCGGGTACGTTTCGGGCTCAGATGGCGAACGCGATTGCGGACACTTCGTACGATCATGCCGCGGTGGAGTACTTCTTCCTCTGCGACCTGGGCAATGACATCCGGGCTGTTGCGAATATTCAGGCATACGCGGCTTCACTGTTTGCGGTGATCCGTGCCGAGTTCCCGAATGCGAAGATCATTGTTCTGCCTGCGGTGTGGGGGAACGCGCCGGGGAACAATCAGGCGGGCCGCATCCAGTCGATTGCGGCGCGCGTGTCTGAGGTGCAAGCCGCGGGATGCGTGTTCGATGTCACGGTGATCCCTGAGACCTGGTTGTGGCTTGCTGACGGTGGCAGTTGGATGGAAGCTAGTGGGGGAGTCCACCCGAATCCGTCAGGGTATGCACGGATCGCGGACTTCATGGTCAGGTATATGTGTGGCGTTCGGGCGACGTGCAACCAGCCGTTCAAACTGGTGTCACCTCGTGGTGGTGTCAACGCGAATGCGTCTTATTGGTATGCGGGTCGTGACGGGAACCTTGCGACTCTTCACGGCAGGTTCGAGCTCTCGTATCCGGTTGGTGTGGATACCAACTTGGGGCAACTGGATTACGGCTTGTGGCCGATTGTCACACCGTACGTCCCCGTTATTTCCCCTGCGACTCGGGCCGTGTCCGGGACTGTCGTGATCTTCAGTGACGGGCTGATCCGGTCGCTCAGCCCTCTACCTGCGGGCGTGCATCTTATCGACCACACGTGGCGCGCTTTCTAAGGAGAACATCATGGGTGGTGGATACAGGAACGGCGAGGTTCCAGATAGTTGGCTCATCACGTTCGCGTCGGGCTGGAACAGTGCGGACGGGGCGTGGACCCATAGTCTGCCTCCGTCTACCTACCGCAAGCACCTGGCGCTGGTTGCCCTGGCGAAGAGGAACACTGGACGCGCGTTGCAGATCGGTGTCGGCTGGTGCGCGTACCGTCCTCTCGCGCCTCAGATCATGCTCAAGAAGCGCTACGGGATCATGGCGGCAACGCCTGGGACGTCGTCTCACGGTGGCTTCTGGGAGAACCAGCAGGTCATGGCTATCGACTATTCGAACTGGTCGTACGTGTATAACGGCGACCGGGACGCTTGGTACCGGGACTGTCGCGCGTGCGGGTTTGTTCCTGACCAAATTTCACCCCGACGTGGGTACCCGGACGAACCGTGGCACGTCATCGACTACGACCCTTGGGCTGCGGTGCCAGCCGGATGGACACCAGGTAACGAGGAGGACGACATGCCCACGATGGAAGAGTTTCTAAACACGGCTGCGTACACAGGCGGGCCGACGATCTCCCAGTTCTTCAAGAACGTGGATCAGGGCGGTGTGGCTACCCAGGTGTGGGCGCGCACGGTCGACCGCGGCACAGACGGGAAGATCCCGGCGTTGCAGGAGCTCGCGGATACGAAGACGATTCTGATGCAGATGCGTGCGTCTCAGGCGGGTCTCGAGTCGGCGCTCACAGCTCTCGCGAATGCTAAGGGACTTGACCCGGCTGCGATCCTGAAGGCTGCACAGACGGGTGTGGAGAATGCTCTCCGCAACGTGACATTCTCCGCGGACATCGGCTGATGCCCGCGTGGATCACTGATCTAATCCCCGTCACACCCTGGTTGGCCGCGATCGGCGTGCTGGTCTGGGTGGCGGTGAAAGTGTGGCCGTTTCTGCGGAAGATCACTCATTTCATTGATGACGTTGCGGGTGAGCCTGCACGTCCGGGGATTCCTGCACGTCCGGGGTTGATGGAGCGCCTGGGGACGGTGGAGGAGAAGCAGGATGAACAGTCTGTGTCTCTTGCGCAACAGTCGGCGGCTTTGGCGGTTGTTCAGCACGAGGTGACGACGAACCACGGGTCGAGTTTGAAGGACGCCGTGAAGAAGCTCGAGAAGAAGTTTGACGAACATTTGGAGACGAAATGAAACAGAAGCTCGCTGAGTATGCGAAGTTCATCGCAGCGATTCTTGGACTCGCGGCGACATCGTTCGCGTTCGCCGTTCCTGCTGAGGTTGCCCCGTGGGTTGCGGCAACCGTGTCGTTCCTGACGGCGATCGCTGTCCTGCTCGTGCCCAACGCGGCACCGTCTGAGGAGGTCTGACGATGGCTTTTACGAACGCGACGAAGGAGACTGGTGCGCTTTCTGTCACCGGTTCTGGTTCTTGGATCAGCCTGCACACGGGTGACCCTTCTACTACGGGTGCGAATGAGGCTACGGGTGGTTCGCCGGCGTATGCGCGTAAGCAGACGACGTGGACTGGTGGTACGTCGGATGGTGTCGTTGCTGGTTCGGCTGTGAGCTTTGATGTTCCGGCTGGTACGTACACGCATATTGGTGTGTGGTCTGCGTCGACTGCTGGGACGTTCGTGGGCGGGTTTGCACTGTCGACGTCTACGGGTGCTCTTCCGGGTCAGGCAACGGTCGCTGTGACGCCTAGCATCTCGGTGGTCTGATGTCGTATACGGCTCGGTTTGCTGGTCTGCTTGATGGGTTTGTGGAGGGTGTGGTTGCGTCTGCGGTGTCTGATGCGACTGCCCCTCTGCTTGCTCGTGTCACTGAGCTTCTGGGTGAGGTGGAGGCGTTGGATCGGGCCGTTGATGCGGGTGGTGTGCGGGTTGTCGAGCTTGAGGCTGAGTGCGCGCTTCTGGTCGCGCGTATTGCCGTGCTCGAGAAGCCTGCCGATCCCGCTGGTTGGGTGACGCTGTATGACTCGACGTTCGAGAAGGACGACGGGTGGGAGAAGCGTCAGGAAACCCAGTCGAATGACAACTCGTACAACACGCCCGCAAACGTGACGTTCGGTGATGGCATGACGATCATTGGGCGCCGCGAGACTGTGGGCGGTCGACCGTACACGACTGGTGACGTGCTGGGGCGTCATATCCGTGTGCCGAACTACTTCCGCGCCGAAGTGACTGCCACTGTGCCTGTCGACTATGGCATGTGGCCATGCGCGCTCTGGTTCCGTCCCCTCACGCATGGGGACTCGGGTGAGATCGACGTCATGGAAACGTGGCCGTTCGACTGGAACGGGACACCGCGCCTCTACTCGACCGTGTGGGAGAACTACACGACGAAGCGGAAAGAGAACGCGCGCCTCGACTATTCGAAGCTCCCCAACCCTGACCCTGCCGCACCTCACACGTACGTCGTGGAAAAGAAGGCCGGGTCGATCACGTTCAGTGTTGACGGGGTGACCGTGTATTCGTGGTCGAAGCCGACGATGAACACGCGCATCGCATCCTGGTACGACTCTGTGTATGAGATTCCGGGACGTGAATGGTATCCGCGGATCACGTTGCAGATCGGTGGCCCGAACGCGAAGGAACCGACACCTGAATGGCAGGAGTCGCGGATGGTGATTCATCGCCTCCGCATCTTCAAGGAGGCGTAATGGCTATCACGTTGAAGGTCTCCGGTGATGACCTCACTGGGGAATTCGACTCCGAGCTGACGGCAGCTAACCCGCTGATCGTTGCTGAGGCGATCAGTAGTGTCCCCTGGTACAAGGTGTCGTCGTCAGCGGCTACGAAGATCATTGGCAAGTCGCCGCTGGGTTCACCGTCGACCACCTATTTCGGGTTCGCGTTCAGGAAGACCGGCAACCCTGCATCGTCACAGGTGTTCCTGCACCCGTTCACGTCGGGTGGGGCAACATCTTTCCGGCTGCGTTTGTCGTCCACGGGCACGATCATCATGGACGGGTCTGTCACAAACACGCTCGACACGTCTTCCGTGTTGGCGAACAACACCACGTATGCGCTCATCGGGCAAGTGTCCGCAACCGCCATGACCGTCACCATCTACGCGGCTGACGGAACAACAGTTGTGGACACGATCACCGCAACGAACACGTTCGGGCTGGTTGACAACTGGCGCATGGGGCAGATCGGCGGTTCCCCGGCGATACCAGACTGGTACTTCCGGATGCTGCTGGTTGGTGACACTGCCATCAGCGCGCCGACAGTCCTCGCAGCCCCCACCACACTCGGTACTCCACGTATCGGCATCATCGGCGACTCGAACACGGGTGGTGTGGGCGACAACGGCTACTACTTCGATGCCCTCGACGCGGCAAGTATCGACACTCGCAACATCTACTTCTGGGGTGTTGGCGGCAAACGGATCAGTGTTGCTGACCTGACGGGTAAGACCGCGGCGAACAACATCACGGACGCCGCTGCATGGTTGGGCACGATCGACACGTGGATTGTCGCCCTGGGTACGAACGACCGGCCACAGGTTGATGCGACGATCAACACGGACATTGATACGCTGCTTACTGCGATCGGTGGGACGGCGAAAGTCATCTGGATCGGTCTCACATCCAAAGCGACCGCATCTGCTGACGACATCCGGGTCAACAACCTTATCCAGGCGAAACTGAGCGCTCGGGGTAACGCAACGTTCGCTGACTGGGATACGCACATCCGGGCGATCGATGGCGGGTCGACCCCGTCCCCGTACTGGCTGACGACCGATTCGACGCACATGACGCCGCTTGGGTATGCGGAACGGGCGGCGTTCTATGTCGACCAGCTCGCAGATGATGCGCCTGCGGAAGTTGACGGTACGGGCACGCTGACGGTCACAGGTTCGGCTACACGCAGTATCAGTGTGGCGCGGTCCGCTTCCGGGGCGTTGGCTATCGTCGGGGCGGCAACACCAGTCGTCACCGTCACGCGCACGGCCACGGGGTCTATGACTCTGTCTGGTACTGCAACACGGGCGATCACCGTCACGCGAACCGCAACAGGAACGCTCACTATCGGCGGCACGGCACAACATGCCACGACCGTCACCAGGAGCGCGTCAGGTGTCCTCGAACTGACTGGCACGGCAACGACTGCGGGCACCACGGAACGCACGGCACACGGCGCCCTGACACTCACAGGAACCGCGACACCCACCATCACCATTGCACGGACAGCAACAGGGACGCTCAACCTCACAGGGGCAGCAACACCCGCCGTCACCATCGCACGTGACGCAAACGGGACACTCGCACTCGGCGGCATCGGAACCTACACGTTCCATGTCATCCGAACCGCACTCGGCATCCTCAACCTCACTGGTCAAGGTGCCATCGACGGTGAACAACCTGATTGGCCTGCACGACTCACACTCGACGCAACCATCGACACGCTCAACCTCGAGGCCACCGTGCCAACACTCACATTGGAGGCCACATGGTAGCGATCAAACAGGGCGACCAGTTCCCGGTGACATTCACCGTGAACCATGACCTGACCGGGGCAACCACGCGGCTACTCGTGCGGCACCTGTCACGAACCGGTGTGCTCGAAGAACTCGACCACACCGTAACTAATGCGGCCGGGGGAGAAGTCACCTACAACCTTGATGGCACATGGGGAATCGGCAGACACTTCCTCGAGCTCGACATCTCACAGGGCGGCGAACTGAGAACCGCGCCACGCACCGGCCAGTGCATCATCCGCATCGACCCTGACCTCGACGAACACTAGACAACGCCCCCACCCTGTCATCGGCAGGGTGGGGGCGTTCGTTCGTTGCAAGCCGTTTGACATGACCGCGCGACGTGTAAGAAATCGGGGCGGATCTTTACACGTCGCGCAACGGCCACGATGCACCCTCATGCGCGTTCGGTGTGCGGTGATCAGGTATCGCTCGACGTTCAGCACCCACCGCTATCCACGGCTCGATACCAGGGATCTCACGCAGCGCATCACACAGGGTTCGCACGTGCGCATCCTCATAGAACCCGATCCACGTGCCCGCTGCCTCCTGCAACACCTCCACGCGTTCACCCGCCGTCGAGACCAGTTCAGCGATCACGGGTGCAGGGTTCATCGCGTACCGGTTGCGAGACATGATCGCACCCAGATGGATCGACAGGAGCGTGGCGGGGGAGAGGCGCGACATGGTCAGGCCTTGTCGTCAGAGTTCGGTGACGTGATGTTGCCAGTTTTCGTGTCTATCACGAAGCGGTCGTATTGACTTGAATAGTCCTGCTTGATGGCTTGCCGGACTGCCTCATCGAGCGATTCACTACGGCCCACAACGTTGGCGTCTGCGTCACCGTACGAGCATTCCAAGCAGCCGACCTCGATGACCAAGTAGCGGCTCACAGTAGATCCCGGTTCTCGTCGCGGTATGCCTCAAGCGCACGGCGGATCACGTCGGTTGCTGTCTCGCCCTTGGCTTTCGTGATCGCCATCGTGTCGGCCCACAGTTCGTTCTCGACACGGATGGTGCGGTGTGGTGTCTTGGGCTTGTTCGGCACGCTACCCATCATGCACCCACTCTCCATCGTCACCCCGGCGGAAGATCTCGAGACTGTATCCCCAGAACTTCGATCCAGTGCGTTCCGCTTCCTCGCGAGTGACGAACGGGATCAGCCCGAACGCGCGGTCAATGATCGGGCCATCGTCAGCACGGAATGCATACCTCAACTCGGAGCTACCCATCATGCACCGCCCGCGTCAGTCATCAACTCGCTCATCGATCCTGAGCCACCGTTCAAGTGCTCGCACGAACCGCTTGCGAAACGGTGGGGCGATGTAGTTAGGGCACCGCGGATTGTGCTCGCACGTGCAGTCGTACCCCCCGTTCAGGATGCGCGGGCAGGCGCCGCAGCACGTCGATGGGCGATCGTGGAACAGGACAAGTGGCTCGACATCATCCGAATACCCCGGCGATGTGTTGCGGATATAGGAGGTGACGCCGAGCGCGGTCTCGGGATCGCGGTAGAGCTGAGCGCCGACCGTGGAGTGCCAATAGGTGCCAGCGCCTTCTCTCACGCGGACGGCGTAGTGATATCGCCAACGCTCCCTGTCGTCGGTCTTCCACCGGACAATGTCGACCTCGTCAGGAACCTCGCTGAGCTTCACTTTCCCCACCTTCCCGGCACCCTTCGACACTCGCAGGGTGTACATACATTCTAGCTGGTGTACATACACCGCGCAACGGTCAACACGCACCGAACGTCCGACCCCCATGGCAACATCAACCCCATGACGCCGGCACAACTACTCGCCTTCGAACGCCGGCACCCACACGCCACACCCGCCAAACACGCACGCATCCGGGATGAACTCGGCATCAGTGAGGTCCGGTACTACGTCTTGCTGGGTCGTGCTGCTGAGAGTGCGGACGGGATGAAGGCTGAACCTGTCACTGCGCGGATGGTGAGGGAACGTGCGTACCGGGCGGCTCTACGAAGAGAACGCCGTGTCGCATGACAGTGGAAACCAGAGAACCCCCGCCCATCTGAGGGCGGGGGTTCTTCTGCGTATACGGGAGACGACACTGTCTCGGTGAGGCTACTGCTGCTTCTTGCCGTTGGCGGGGTCACCGTTGACCCCGAAGGATCTTCTGGCGATCATCACTACCCGCCGGCCCGAGTTGGTTGCTGTGCTCATGAGAACATTATGTGTCTGTAATTACCGACATGTCAAATGGATTTTACGAATCGGCGTGTTGAGCGAGTGCGAGAGGCGACTGGACACCCGTCAGAGTCAGCGCTATCGCCGACGCCATCTGATCGTGAGCGTCCGCCACAAGGTGCCCGTACACGCCCACAGTCGTAGTGATCGACTCGTGCCCCATGCGTGCCTGGATGTAGGGGAGTGGGATGCCCTGAGCGATCAGCCAGGACGCGTGCGTGTGCCGCAGATCGTGCACGGTTGGCTCGCGGCGCAGTGGCTCGAGTCCTAGAGCTCGGCATGTCTCAGGATCTGACGCCTTCACCACTGCCGTGCGCCAGATGCGTGTGTAGAACGCCCCGTGCCACATGTGCCCACCCTGGGGCGCGGGGAACACCCAGGCATCGGATGCGCCAGGCTCGCCCATGATCGCGACGAGATCGGGGAACAGCGACACCGACCGCCGAGACTTGGATGACTTCGGGTAGCTGAGGATCGGCGCGCCCTTGGCCTTCTTCCATGCGCGCGTCACACGCACTGTCGGGGGATTGCCGTGCAGGTTCACGTCACCCCAGGCCAGAGCGCTCATCTCACCCCACCTGAGCCCTGTGCCGGCGAGGAAAAGGATCATCCGTCGATAGCGCTCAGGGATGAAATGCAGCAGTGTCGCGAACTCGGTCGGAGTGAGGAACACGTTCTCACGCTTCACCCCGCGAGTCATCCGCATCTTGTAGGCGGGGTTGTCCTTCCGGAAGCCTTCATCGACCGCAGACTTGAGTACCGCGGACAGCAGTGCGTGATAGTTCTTGATCGTCTTGGATGACACATGCTTCTGTTGGTCGCGTGGCTTGTGTCGGTCACGCCAAACGGGTTGACGTTCCTGCCACGCTAGCCACGCGCCCACGTCGGGTTTCGTGATGAGGTCGATCGGCACGTCACCGAAGAGCTGCAGCCAGGATCGCTCCGCCTCGGCCTCGTACCCCTCGCGCGTCCCCTTCTCCACGCCCGTCAGTAGTCCGCTTTCGGGGGAGAGGTAGCGGTGCGTGTATTCGCGCAGGGTAGGCGTTGCAGCGTCCTTCTGGCCCCGTGACTGGCGAACCTGATCCGCGGCATCCCAGCCGACACGATCGACGAGTGCCGCGAACTGGTCGGCGCCCTTCTTCTCAAGGAACGTCGTCTGCTTCATCTGCCCCTTGACGCGCACCTGCACACGCCAACGCACCTCACCTGATGCGAGAGTGCGGGGAGAGACGCTAGCCACGGGCGACCTCAGGCGTCAACAGATCGAACAGACCGCCTGACCATTCGGGAGGCGGCGTCGATCCATCCGGCCCATAGTCGCTCTCGTCGAGAGTCCACCACTCGTCGCTTGCCATGTCCCATACATCGACCTGCCCACAGCCAGGACAGCGCACGGCGTGCAGGTCGCGTAGAGCGTGCCGCCGGATGAAACGATCAGGGCCAGAGTCCGCAGCTCGAATGCCTACGGCGGCGAACGGAGCGCGAGTCGAACCGCACTCGCAGCGCGACTTCGGCGGCGGGCAGATGATGACGCGATCCGTCGACTCCCACCTGCTCCACTTGACCTCGCGACCATCCCACGCAGAGGGGAGTGGGTGCGAGACGAGGCGCAGGAGAGTCATGGTCACTCCCCATTCCTACGCTGGGGGTCGGACACTGCGGCATCCGCTTCCCACCCGAAGAGCGCGCGCACCTTGTCGACGAGATCCGCCTGGGTAGCCTCGCTTGTGTCCACGTCCCATCCGTCGACCAACGCCCGAAGCTCGGCGAGAGGTGATTGAACTACATGCCAGCCGGTATCTGCCAGGCGCTGGCCGAGAGTCAGATGTGTGAACCCGAGCGGCACATACGGGAGTGAACCGCTGTTACGGCGAGCAGTTCCATGGATCTCGCCGTACTTGCGATGGCGAAGGACAACTCGATCCCCGTCGCGGATCGGGCCGGTCATTCTGCGGCCTCTTCGCGAAGCATACCGACAGCCGTCTCGCAGGCCAGGGAGTAGTGCTCGCCCCACCCGTCTTCTCGCAGCAGCTTTGCGAGAAGCTCGAGCTGGTCAACAACCGTCTTGCGTTCCATCGGTCACTCCCTGATTGGGCGCGATCCGAAGCGATGTAGGCGGGGATGTAGGCGGCGGGGGTTCTATCCCCCGCCCGCCCTACTCCCTACTGGGGTGAGTAACGGGACTCGAACCGGTTGCTCCGGTACCCCTGAAATGCCTGTTTTGCCGCGGAGTCACGCGGATTTTGATGTACCCCCAGGATAGCACGTGTCGCCAATTAATGACATAGCGTCTTCCCAGTCGTTTCTAAGGGTGAAGGCCTGCCTGCAATTGCCGACTGTAGGCCGGGCCTACACGCGCCTACAGCACTGCCGCCCTGTAGGCCCACTGGCTTATGCCCATCCGGGCTCGGCTGTAGGTCACGCCGCGAAGACGCGTCAGGCAGTGCTCCTCATAGGCGAAGATCGCGTCTACCGAAACAGAGAACTCGTCGGCCAACCAATGCTGATCGGGGTTGATCCGCTCGAGTCGCGCGTACTCTTCAGGATCGATCAATAGTCTCGCGGCGTACGCGTTCGCCTGACGTTCCGTCTTGCTTCGAGAGTGAGGGCCGCTGCACGCGTGGTCGTAGTACGCGTGACCCGCCTCGTGCCCGAGAACCCATCGCGACTGTGCGTACGTCATCCCGAGACGCACGACGATCACCTTATGCATGGGGGAGTAGTACCCGAGCAGTTCCGGGTCATCCTCGATGTGCGCGAAGTGAACTCTTACGCCAAGCCCTGCCGCATGTCTGATCAGTTCACGCATCGCCCCTCCTAGTCGATGTGTTGCGTGTCCGCCTCGTTGCGTCCGCGCAGTGATGCAAGTGCTACGTCACTCTTACGGATCGCCTTGTCGACTTCCGGAGCGAGTGTTGACCCATCGTCTCCCAGGCCGGGGACATTCACTGGCAGTTTGCCCTCAAAGTACCTGGACTCGGTAACAAACTCGTAGGGGGTCTTCTCGAAGATGCGAGCGGCGAGCTCGACCTCGTTTGCGTTCATGGCTTGCGTGCCGGCGTACAGCTTTGCCCACACATTCCGCTTCGGGCCGTCAGGCGCAACAGCCCTCTCCATGTGCCGTCCGGTCGCGTCCCAGCCGCGGTCGTCGATGTGCGCTTTGAAGTACACGCTGAGACGCCGCGAGAACTCGGTCTTAGGAGTGAGGTGAGAGGTGGAGCCCATGAACCGAGTGTACCCAATTGCGAACAATTTCTCACCGTGGGCTTGACTTGTCGGCAAATGCCGACGACACTTGAGACATGTCACCAAATGCAGACACCTTCGCCGCATCGATCGCCGCAGCGGTCCTCGCGGAACTGGGGAGACAGGGCAAGAAGCGCAGTCACCTCAGCTCTCCGCTTGGCCTCAGCCGGCAGACGATCTCGGGAAGACTCAACGGCCACACACCTTTCACCGCCGACGAGCTCGACAAAGTTGCGAGCTTCCTTGGCCTTACTGCATACGATCTCATCGACTCTGCCGCTCTCGGCAAGAGGTTCGCTGAGTCAAACCCCAACCCTGAGGTGACGCGGATTACCCCGCCTCAGGATGCATGGGCTCAACCCTCCCGGTCACGGTCGAGGAGAGCATCATGAGCGGCGACTTCGCAAAGCGACTGAAGGTCTCTCGAGCCATCGCCGGCGTATCCGCTCGCGAACTGGCAGCAGCAACCGGTATCACGCGCGCGGTGATCGCCAACATAGAGTCGGGCCGTAAGGCGGGAATAACAGTCGATGAGGTGGTGGCTTTCGCCGCCGCCCTGAACATCACCACCGGCGATCTCGACGAGCGCCTCGCTGCCCCAGAGACCAAGGAGTCCCGCGCAGACTACCGGGCGGGACTCATCGCGCAGATCAACCGTCTGCAAGCAGAGCTTGAGTCGGTGACGCCATGACCACTCGATTCGAGCGCCGGGACATCCAGATCCAGCAGGCGATTGCACTCTCTCGCCAACAGGTCATACCGCCGCAAGCAGAGTGCATCTGCGAGGTCAGCCAGATCCTCCACGAAGACCTCTCCTGGTCTCGGTCAATGGTGAGGGTACCTGACCAAAACTGTGAGGTTCACCCCGCCGGCTAACCACCGTCAAACGGTTCCCGCACCTCCCTGTCGTGGGGAGGGGTGGACGAGTGCACCCAAGAACAGGTGCACACAACCTATATAGCGTGCCCTATCCCGGTTCTCACTGGCTCGGCAACGGTCACGCGTCACATAAAACCCGGAAGCTTCGGCTGCGGGTTCCGGATGTAAGTGGGCCGGAATCTTTGGGGGTGTGGAGTTCGACGCTCATGGAATGACTGTTGACTCCCACGGTATAGGCCTTTGAGGACGTTCGCGTTGATGGATTGGTTGTTGACCCCGTGGGTTTTAGGTGATTGAAAGCGTCAGCCGCCGAGTGTTCAGGCATCGTCCCCGTTCAAGTCGGGGCGGCGGCACTAAACCCGCGTTCTGGGGTTCGCGGGTTGCGTGGTGTGGGGTCACGCGTTGGGGGGTCGGGTGCATGGGGTTATCCGGCCTCCCACAAACAGTTTTGGTGATGACACGAAGGAGTGAACGACATGCGCATTGACGAACACATCGAGGCCGCGAAAGCTCGTGGGTTCCACATCATCGAGGCTCATCCTCGCCGCGATGATCTGAGGCCTGGTGCTCGCGTCCGTCACAGTTCGCATCGATGGGATGCGGCTCACTTCGAGGGCACCGCGGATGTGGTGGCGGTGATGCGTCGGGGCACTGACGAACGGCCTGACTCGTGGGAGCAGACGTACGGTCGCCCGAACATCGAGGTCATCGTTCGGCAGCATTTGGAGATCTCTGAGTGGGCCGACTATCACACGGAGGTTGTCAGCCTCGAGGTCGCATTGTGATCCGTTTCTTGTGTCGCCGTCACCGTGATCGTCGTCTTCGTGATGCGGGTGTGGTTGTTGGCACGCTCGCATACCAACGCGCAATGAACAAAGGATTCCACCGATGAAGACGTATTGGGATGCGACTCCATGTAAGCAGTGCGCGAATCCTGTCCCAGGTATGCCTGCACATGAACCATCCCACAAATGCCACTACAGACCATACTACGTCGCACACTGCAGTTGCTCGGCGTGCTTCGGATAGCAAAGGAACGAATCATGGATGACGCTATTTTCCGTGCCCTTGTGGACGGCAACAGGTTGAACCTCGCATACCGGATTGGTCTCAGTGACATGTGGGACGACGTTGCACAAACACTCGGTCACCGGGTCACGTTTATGACCAGCGAACAGAGAGAAGCAGCACGATGAACGAACCGATCAACATCAACGCGGCACGCCGAGTACTTGAAGAGTGGCGAGACGCAGATGATCAGCGTCTGTTTGCAACCGTCAACTGGCAGTTGATTCGCCTGAACTATGCCGCCATGGCCGATGAGCTCGAGGGAAGCAAAAAGATGATCGAACCAAACGAAGCGCAGGTGCTCGCCGCTCTCAACGCTTACGATCCGAAGTTCGCATCGGATGATCTTGCCGAATATTCATGGGAGCACATCGAGGACATGACGAATGCTGTCCGGGCCGCTATCAATGTCCATGTGGAGTCGTCATGATGGCGATTCGTTTTGCGGCGTTCACTCTCGCCGCCACATGCCTCATAGCACTCGCAAACACACCCGACAGCCCCGCAACCATCTGGTTGACGGGGTTCTTCTTTACCTGCTTTGCGGTCGTCGCATTTACATGCCGCGGAACCAACACGAGGAGACGTGAGAAATGACATGGGAAGACGACATGGTGTGCCATCGATGCGCCCACTCGATCGAAGTGCACATGAACAACTGTCTTGTACCCGACTGCGATTGCAGGAAGTCGGCGGATCGAATCTATGACCTGTGCATGGCGCGATCGATGATCGAGGGCCGCTCATGATCTTCGTGCATGACTACAGCGGTAATGCGGGTCGATGCCACCGATGCGGAATGAGCCGACGCGAGGGTGCCGTGATGATGTGCGAACTTCCCGAAGATATCGAGGACGAAATGGATGAGATGAGGAGACGTGATGACTCTTGATGAAGCGCGTAACCATCTCAGTCTGCGACTTCTCGATCTCGCATCTGCTGAAAGATCACTAAGTCCCACGCGCATTCGGCTAGCTCAGGAAGCCGTCGAACGTGCAGAGAAAGTCCTAGTCGAAGTCACCCTACGTGACGAAGGAGGTTGGAAGCCATGAGTTCACGCATATCGGTTAGACACTCCGAATCCGGGTGCTGGAAAGTCATGCGCGGCGAATACGTACTCGCAATCTTCCCCAAACACTACTGGAAAGACGCACTCAGAGAAGCACACGTCGAAGCCAGATATTTGAACTTGGGCATCGAAGGATTGGAATTTGTATGAACACTTTTACAGCAAGCAATGGTATCAAGATCCGTATCGATCCGCCCTATCTCGACCAAAAGTTCGAAGGATCTGGCTGGCACGGGCTCGGAAGCGAGGCTACAACTCAGGCACTACGCGAGTTCTTCCAGAACGAGCGCGACCAGGCCAATGGCTGGTGGCGATCCGCAAGCCACCCTGGGTTCATCGTCCACCCGACGTCCGAGGACATCGTTTCAGTCTTGGACGAGCGAGACGGAACCACCCTGAGCTATCGACGCAACGGCATGAGCACTCGTGATGTCACCGCGCGGACGCCGCGAGCATCGGCTGCTGTCGCCTACTTCGATCAGCACCCGAGCCGCAACGCATGGGATCAGGCGAAGGTGGGTGAGGTCTGGGAACTGGTGTACGAACAGCTGGGCGAACCAAGCATTAAGCGCCCGTTCACTGTCGATTCTTTCGGCCACTTCCGCAACACATCCGGCGTGCGGATGGGCGATCTCATCATCCTTGAGGGCCGTCGCATCTGGCCCGAGGGGGACGCATCATGACTCTCACTACCTACGCAGATTTGGAGCAAGGTTCGCCCGAGTGGCTGGATGCGAGATGTGGCCTACTCACCGCATCCACCATCGGCAAACTCATCACCCCGTCAACGCTCAAAGTCGCCGACAACGAAACCTCACGCGGCCTCACCATGACACTCGCCGCCGAACGCATCACCGGGCACGTCGACTACGTGTACCCGACTGCGGACATGCAGCGTGGGACCGACGATGAACCGTTCGCACGTGAGGCATACCGTCAAGCGTTCGCACCAGTCGATGAAGTTGGATTCATCACCCTCGACGCGGGCGGGTACAAGCTCGGCTACTCACCAGATGGCTTGGTCGGCCCAACAGGTCTCATCGAGATCAAAAGCCGCAAGCCCAAGGAACACCTCAAGACCGTGCTCAAGGGTCTCCCACCGCTCGAGAACATGGCGCAGATGATGGCGGGCATGTTCATTACGAACCGCGAATGGTGTGACTACATCTCCTACTCGGCAGGACTCCCGCTCTGGGTATACCGCGTACGCCCCGACCAGCGTTGGTTCGACGCCATCTCACTCGCCGCAAACGAGTTCGAGATCAACGTCACCAACATCGTCAACAACTTCAACGCCGCCACAGAAGGTCTACCCGCGACCGAGCGGCGACCCGACTACGAGGAAGTGACCCTGCAACTATGAAGATCCGAATCGTACGCAAAACGGATCAGTGGAACAACGAGGACTTCACTGACGGGTCGCGCGTGTTCACCATCTCCCACGTCACCGAGGGAAGAGAGCAAGCACCCTACGACATCCACTTCTCAGACGGAGACGGCAAATGCTGGCGACCATCCAACGGCATGCTCGAACTGCTCGTGAACCTCTGGGGCAACGAAGCGCAAGCATGGACCGGACGCAAGGTGGAACTCTTTCGAGACCCCAACGTCAAGATCGGGCGCGATGTTGTTGGTGGCATCCGGGTCAGTTCCATGTCGCACATCGACAAGCCAATGTCGTCACCGATCACAGTCTCGCGCGGCACTAAGAAGCCTTACTCGGTCAAGCCCCTTCGTGAAGACGCCCCGCCTGTTGACCCGGCGACGATCACCAAAGCACTTACCGCGATCACGAATGCTACCGACACGACCACACTCGACGGCATCGAAAAACACGCACACACACTCGGCATCCACACAGACATCACGGACGCCATCAAACAGAAACGTGCACAGCTCAACAGCTGACACACCAACCACTTGAGGGCGCGCAACCACCACGGATGCGCGCCCTTCTGCAACCCAGGAGGAACCCGTGACGGTTTCGTTTCAGGTGCACGGAACCCCGGCACCTCAAGGATCAAAGACGCGCACCAGATACGGGATGTTCGAGTCATCCAAACGGGTCAAACCGTGGCGTGAAGCAGTAACCACTGCCGCATCGAAGGAAACACCGCTAGAGCCGCCATACGACGTCAAAGTGTTCTTCTTCATCCAGGCGCCCAAGAAAACCGCCGCGCTACACCCCGTCGCACCCAGCATCGGCGACATCGACAAAATGCTCCGAGCAACCTACGACGGACTCACAGCATCCGGCATCATCACCGACGACCGACACATCGTCGCCGGCGAACAGTCCAAGGAATGGGCCGGCGCCGATGGTCCCGGCGCGGTCATCATCATCAAATCGTTGTCGCCGGCATGAACGTCCTGTCGCTGTTCAGTGGCATCGGTGGCATCGAACTGGGACTTGAACGCGCTGGCATGAAGACGGTCGGCCAAGTCGAACTAGACCCCTGGTGCCGTGACGTGCTTGCAAAGCACTGGCCGCGCACTCCACGACACGACGACGTAACCACCGCGCCCGAATGGTGGGCATCGAAGAAGCGCCCACGCGTCGACCTTGTGTGCGGTGGCTTCCCCTGCCAGCCATTCAGCATCGCGGGGAAGCAGAAAGGAACAGGCGATGAACGATGGATGTGGCCTGCAATGGCCGATGTCATACGCGCAGTACGACCCAGATACGTCCTGGTGGAAAACGTCGCAGCTCTCGTTCGAGATTGGCGAGCCTGGGGAACTGTCCTCAGTGACCTTCACGCGCTCGGGTTCGATGCGGAATGGGCGACTCTACGAGCGACCCAGTTCGGTGCACCGCATTACCGGGAACGCGTCTACCTTGTGGCCTACCCCCAGAGCGACGATGGCGGCGATACGAACGAATCCACAGCGCCCTGGACGCTCGAACTTGAACCTCGAAGAAGCGGTGGGGAACACGGGGGAGGGGATTGGCTACCTGAACCCGCGATGGATCGAGTGGCTCATGGGGTTCCCCGAAGGCTGGTGTACGCCCCGCTCCACGCGCTCGGAAACAGTGTCGTCCCGCAAGTCTTCGAGCACATCGGAGCGCAGATCATGACGAGGGAAGGCGGCGTGCGATGAGGGTGTACACGGATGATCATGTGCGCCCAGAGACGTGGATGCAGGGTGCGACGTGTGCGCAGATCGGTGGCGATGACTGGTTCCCGAAGCATGGTGACCTGCCGACCGCTGAACGTGCGAAACGCGTGTGCCGTAAAGCGTGTCCGGTGCGTGCGCAGTGTCTCGAGTTCGCGTTACGGACGAACCAGCAGACAGGTATTTGGGCGGGACTCGCTGCAAAGTCGTTGCAACGTTTGAGGAGGAACCAATCATGAGTTTCATCACCGCGCCTGGGGCAGTACCGACGACGTATGCGCATGAGGCGAGACCGCACGTGTGTGGCAAGTGTCGCAACCCGTTCACGATCGGCAATCCAAACTGCCCCAACGCGCGCTCAAGAGAAGGAGGATGAGTCATGGCTGTCACCAAACGCACACGATTCGAAGTACTCCGCCGCGATGAGCACACTTGCCAGTACTGCGGTGAGAAAGCGCCGAACGTAACTCTCCAGATCGATCACGTCGTACCTGTCGCTCTCGGTGGAGACGACAAGCCATCGAACCTGGTGACCGCGTGCAAGGACTGCAACGCCGGCAAATCTTCCATCCCGCCCGACTCGCCAATCGTGCAGGGACTTTCGGAGCGAGCCGCAGCATACGCGCTCGGGATGGTCGACAAGATGACTCGGTTCCGCGCCGACATCGAGCGCGGTGACGAGTATGTGGAGCTGTTCGACGAAGAGTGGGGCACTTGGAAGCTCCGAGGAACCGAGAGGGTTGTTCCGCTGCCGCCTGACTATGCTCTTTCTCTTCACCGGTGGGCGCAGATGGGCATCCCGTTCCGAGTGATTGAACTCGCGATCCCGAAGGCCATGGCCAAGCCAGGCCTCCGTGGTGACGATGCAGTCTTCAATTACCTGGCCGGGATCGTCTGGAACATGGTAAACGCTCGAGATGTCGACTACAGCGTCACCGATGAATCAGCGGCGGTACTCACTCGCCAAGAGGCGGAGGACCGAGCCGAAGAATCCTGGTCACGCGGCTTTGACGCTGGCAAGAAGCGCGGGCTGACCGAAGCGCGAGAGAACGACATCATGAACGATCTTCTCGCGCACCACATCGACAACTCCTACCCGTTCGGAGAGGTGCAACCGTTCACCGGAACGTGGGAGTACAAGGGGGTGAAGCTAGTTGGCGCGCGACAGAGCGAACATCCGGACGGACATCTGGAATGACGACGACTTCCGAAGACTGAGCACACAAGCTCAACTGCTGTACTTGCAGCTTCTCACATCGGCCACTCTCACTTACGCGGGGGTGGCCGATTGGCGTCCTAAGCGACTTGCTGCACTAGCCGCCGGTCGCACGCCGAAGCAGACGGAGGACGCCGCGCAGGAGCTTGCGCAGGGCTTGTTCGTGGTGATCGACGAGGAGACCGAGGAGGTGTTGATTCGGTCGTTCCTGAAGCACGATGGTCTGTTGCAGAAACCAAACGTGACGAAGGCGATGGTCACCGCTTACGGGCAGGTGTACTCGATGACCCTGAAGGGTGTCATCGTGCACGAGTTGAACCGGCTGCATGACAAGTTCCCGGACTGGCGCGGGTTCGTTCTCCCGGAGGTTCAGGCACTACTTGGGAACCGTTCGGTTAACCCTTCCGAGTTGGTTCCAAATAGTCCCTCGAACCCTTCCGAAAAAAAGGCCCCACTACTTACTACTAACTACTTACTACGTGCGACTGACAACCCACTACCCGCGATCGAAGAACGATCGCTTGAGAGTGAGTTCGAGAGGGCGTATGAGTCGTGGCCGAAGAAGACGGAGCGGAAGCGCTCGCTGGCGAAGTTCTTGACTCTCGCTAAGAAGCACGATGTCGACAAGTTGGTGGCAGACATCATCCGGTTTGGCACCGCGTACAGGAACGCGACGGAGAAGCAGTTCGTGCCGGCGCTGGTCGTCTGGTTGAACGGTGAACGGTGGACGGATGAACTGCCGAGCGCATCAACGGACGTGATCAACGCGCAGTGGGACGCGCTGATGGGTGATACCCGTGACCCGTGCGCGGGTGGTCATAAGTGGGTGGGGGATGGGTCGTGTGCCCGTTACCCGTGCCCAGCTATAAAGCCTGAGGAGTGAGTGATGAGTGACAACACCGAGCGAATCGACATTGGGGCGCCATTCGATGATCCGCACCCGAACTCTGACGACTACTGGGCAGACATGGTGAAGATAACGGTGCTGACTGTGATGGTCGTAGTGCTTTGGGGAGTGGCCGTGGGTGCTGCTTCCTTGGTGAATTGGATCGGCGGATTGCTGTGACAGAGAGGAGGGACGCTGATGGGTAGACCATCTGGTTTGACGGCGTGGTATGCGGCTGAGCGTGACGCTGAGTTTGTGGCGTGTGACCGGGCTGGCATGTCAACGAAGCAGTTGTCGGAACGGTTCAAGGTTTCAGCACGGACTGTTACCCGGTGGCGGACACGGTTGCACATCAACCATGTGGAGCCTGCCGTTCGTCACCCCGACACAGACCGTGAACAAGCACTCGCGTTGATTCGTGAGGGTGCGTCGTTCAGTGAAGCAGCACGCACGGTCGGCGCACATCAGACAACGGTGCGTAGGTGGTTTCCCGAGGTGGATGCGTGGTCTCCGAGACAGTGCATCGAGTATGCGGTGTTGGTTCGAACTTTTAAGGACGTGGCGTGATGAATGACAACGAGAAGCTGATCGCGGAAACCGCGGATGCGATCCATGAAGCCTTCCTCGCGAAGGGTGGATACCGAGGAGGTGCCGAAGCTGCTCTGGCCGTGTTCGAGAAGGCGCACGAGAAGTACCTAGACCGGGAAGACGCTGAGTATGGGGCTTTGATCGAGCAGATCAATGCACTGAAGCCGGAATGGGAGTACATCAACCTCATCGGTGAAGCCCCCATGCAGATGGCGATCAAGGCTACCGCAGAGAACGCAACGCACAAGCGAACTGCGCGCCGAGTCATCGAGCCGGGTCCTTGGATGCCGGTTGCCCAGGAAGGCGGGTCGTCATGAAAGTGACGCTGGAACTCCCTGATCCGATCGGTTGGGCACTAACGGATCATGCGGAGAAACGTGGCACAGACCTCCCACACCTGATTGGCGGGATGGTGTTGAAAGCGTTCAGGCCTCGGGCGGACGGTCAGGCGCCATCGTTCCGTGACCGCGTGGAGGCCGAGTGGGAGAAGGGTGCACCTGACCCTGTGATCGCGCACCGTTTGGGTGAGCCTGTGGAGTCGGTTCGTGTTGCACGCCGGTCACTTCAACTCGAGCCACACAAGTACAAGACAAAAGACTGGCCCGACGAAAACGGAGGGGGCCGACATGAAAATCACAGTGAACATCTCTGATCGCGAGTGGTGGCACCTGTCCGAGCTTGCCGAGAAGAACGACGCGAAGATCTCCGACATGGTGATGCTCGGGTTGAAGAAGACAGGCGCGATGACGCAGGACGACATGATCCACGCGTTGGTGAAGGCAGGCCTCCCAGACGCCGACATTGCAGGGCGGCTGGACATCTTCGTCTACCAGGTCGCGACTAGGCGCCGATGGATGGGGCTGAAGCCAAACAAGCGCCCAGCCAACTGGGGGCAGAAGAAGGAGGCCGCATGAAGATCATCAACTGGTTCCTCGAACCACTACGGGCCATGTTTGACCGGCTCGCAACTACAGACCAGATGGCGATTGATCTGCGCGCACTCGGGTGGACGGCGGACGACCTCGAGGCTGTGCGCATGTTCGCTCAGATGGGTGGCACGGCGGATGGCCTCTCGCGCGCCGCCGAGTTGATTGCGAAGTACCCGCATGACTGAGGTGGTGGTGTACACGCAACCCAACTGCCAACCCTGCAAAGCCACACTGCGCAGGTTCCGGGAAGCAGGTGTTGTCGTAATCGAGAACAGTGCAGCCGACTACGTTGACCTACTCAAAGCGATGGGGCATTCGAGTGCGCCAGTCGTGATGACCGGCGTGAACCACTGGCACGGCTACAGACCTGACCTAATTGACGAAGCAATCGAAGCAAGGAGAAACACGTGAAGCTAGTTGTGATCCCCGTGTCGCAGCTCACCGCCGCCGACGTTGGATCAAGAGCAATCGCAACCCAGCGCGGCGTCGCTTTCGACGGCACCCTCACAGAGCTCGACATCACTCGCAGTGACTACACACTCAGGGATCGTCCGCAGATCACAGCCCTTCTCACGCTGAAGACGTTCGTGAAGAAGAAGCTCATGGACACGACCGACCGCCCGAGCGCGGAGATCAAACTACGCGACCTTCCCCTCGACTACCTCATCCAGATTGAACGCAAGGAGAACAACTGATGGCTGGCGAAACTGTAATCACCGTGGTCGGCAACCTGACCGCTGACCCTGAACTGAGGTACACGCAGAACGGGCTTCCGGTGGCGAACTTCACCATCGCGTCGACCCCACGCAACTTCGACAGGCAGGCGAATGAGTGGAAGGACGGTGAAGCACTGTTCTTGCGTGCGTCTGTGTGGCGTGAGTTCGCTGAGCATGTTGCCGGGTCGCTCACTAAGGGCATGCGGGTTATGGCACAGGGGCGTCTCACTCAGCGGTCGTACAAGGATCGCGAGGGCAATGACAGGACGGCTATCGAGCTTGAGGTCGACGAGATCGGCCCGAGTCTGAGGTACGCGACCGCACAGGTGACACGCGCCGCATCAGGTGGGTCACAGCAGCCTGCACAGTCCGCACCCGCACAGACACCCACCAGCACCGACACATGGGCAACCCAGGGATTCGACGATGCCAAGCCCTTCTGACGACGACCGCAGTGGAGGTCGCATCACTTTCGCCGCCTTCATGTTCCTTGGAACGGTCTGGTTTGCGGCATCCTCGACCACGGCTGGAGGTTTGCACGTCGTGGGCGTCATTGGCCTGACCGCATCCATCGTCTTGGGGGCGATCGTCGGCATGATGATCGGCTTCTACAACTTCGGTAGGGAGCGTGGAAAGTGACTGATTCGAGGCCGCGCACCCTCATGTCGCGTTCGGGTTTTTGTGCGTTTCCGTCAACCACCGAACACACCGGATGCCCGAACCGTGGGTGTGCGTGCGATTGCCACAGAAAGGACACGTGATGAGCGACAACGAGAAGCTGATCGAAGAAGTTGCAAAGACGATCTACGATGATGATCCCGATTGGGGTTACATCTACGAAGATGACCACGGAGAGTATTCCGCAAGCTGGGGCTATCTCGGTCATGACCTGCGCGAGAAGTTTCGGGCGATGGCATCGCGTGCTCTGGCCATCTTCGAGGAGGCGTCCGCTCAGATCGGTCGAACCGACGACGAGCACGTGTTGCGGGTGACCGTCTATGCGGAGCCGATCGGTGACGGCAAGGAGTCGCTGACCACCGATGTTGACATGTTGGAGCCGTCGACCCCGGCTTGGGCGGCTGGGTTGCTCCGACAGATCGCAGATGACCTTGTTCCGGTCGAAGCGAAAGGAATCTGATGTCTGACGGTCTGCTCAAACTGATTGACCCGTGGGTGATGACGGTAAGTGTTGGTGACGGTGAACGTAACCAACACTTCCCACCACTCGTCGACATGTTGCAAGGGCAGCTCGCACCAGGGATGGAAGGCGGCGGGGGAGCAGGACTACCCTCAACCCGCAACATCCTCGACGTGAAATCCCTCGACCTGCTCATCCACATCCAGGACGTGACACGTGCATGGTTGCAGGAATGGGGTGTGCAGGGTGCCGGCGAGCTGAAACTCGATCTCCGCGGCTTCTGGGAACGCCTCAACGCCCTGCATGACAGTAGCGCTATGGATGACACCACATTCGAACACCTCGCGTCTTACCCGGACACTTGGGCATCGAAAGTGTGGGATCTCATCGAACCACCCAAACAGATTCCACTACGGAGAACCGAATGCCCACGATGCAACGAAGCGAAGGTGACCAACGGGGAAGGCGAATCAACCGACAACCTCCTCATCACATTCCGGGTTGGTCACGAGTTCACCGCCGAATGCCGCAACAGTGAATGCGCGGCAGTCTGGATCGGGGTAGACGGACTCAAAGAACTAGGGCGCGCAATCGGTGTCGAAATTGATGTCGACACTCTCATGGAAGTGGTAGCGGAAATGGGTTGACACCTGCTACACTTAGGTGCTTTCTACTTTTGCGCCATTTTCCAAGCCGCTTCACTTATCTGGTGGGCGGCTTTTCTCATACTCCCTGCAAGCTCATGGTCACCCGTGGCGATGCAGGTTGAGAGCCACCGTGACGAGGTGGCAACAATGCGCACGCGACACCTAGGCCGGTGTCCCAATGAAACGTGCGCTCACACAAACGAACGACAGCCCCACCGGTCGACTCGCAGGTAAGGCAAAAACCTCGATGCCAGCGCTCGTCGACCAAAGCGCGCAACCCGTCGTTCCATTACGCGTAAGCCGGGATATAGCCCGTGGTACGCAACAACTTGCACGGTGGCCGGGGTAGCTCAGAGGACAGAGCCACGGCGCCCAGGTTCGAATCCTGGTTCCGGCCGCCGTGACAGTTGCCGGTTGGGAGACTTGCGGGCTTCGGCTTCCCCTCCCAGCCAAAGACTTCGACTCGGAATAACTCGTGCACATGAACCACGCACGGAATACCCGAACTGTCAACAACTACACACCGAATCCTGGCTATCTGAAAGGTGACCCCAGTGTCGCTCGTGAATCGTCTTGCGGCACCGCCCGCACCGAAGACCAATCAGACCATCCTTGACCGCTGGCTAGACGAACTCCCAGCCGTCGACCGTGAAGCCGTCAGCAAAGCACTCATCGATCCGGCATGGCGTCACATCGACCTCCTCGCAGCCCTCATCGAAGAAGGCATGCCCGAAGTTGCAGACACCACGTTCGGTGTGTGGCGCAGACGGAACGGGTACACGAAATGAGCATCGCAGACCGGCTCAGCGAACCACCCGAGAAGGATGCCGCCAAGGAAAACGGTGACTTCCGGTACGGCGCGGACGGTTCCGTGGTCGGCGGCGACTTCACGGGCATCCGGTCCGAAGGCCCGATGACCAACTGGGATCACGTCTTCGAGAAGTTCATGCTCGATCCCGAGCTGTTCGAGATTTTGGGAGACACGGTCAGGGCTTCAACCTGGCAGTCGTCGAAACGCACCGAGTCGGGCGACCGCGACGTGGTCAACCTTTTCGCCTATCGGGCATCGTTCCGACGTAAGACCACGAACGCGATCACCGAAGCCGACGTATCCGACGCACAGAAACGTGCACGGGCGTGGAAGCTACCCCGACGCATCCCCGGCAGTGGTCTTGGTGAGCCTGTAGCGGCCATCCTCAACCTCTCTGACATGCAGCTCGGGAAGTCGGAGGGTGGCGGCATCGACGCAACCCTGGACCGCCTCTACGACGGCCTAGAGAACTTCCAAGCCGAAGTAACCAGGCAGCGTAAACACCGCAACGTCACCGAGCTCGTCATCGTCAACAACGGTGACCCGTTCGAAGGCATCGCCGGCAACTACGCCTCACAGAATCACACCGTTCAGGCTGGCCTGCGCGGTCAGATGAACCTTGTGCTTGACGTGTGGTCGGCGTACGCACGCGAACTGTACCCGTCGTTCGACAAAGGCCAGTTCGTGTCCGTGCTCTGCAACCACACCGAGTTCGGGCGTCAGGGCGGGTCGGCCAAGTCGATCACCTCAGACTCCGACAACGGTGGGGCCTTCCTCGCAGAAACATTGAAGCGTGTCCTAGATGTCACGCCCGGTTTCGATCATGTGGACTTCACCATCCCGCACGACGAGATGAGCGTCTACACGACCGCGGCCAACGTCCCCATGGGTTTCAACCACGGGCACAAGATCCCAGGCGGTGACGCTGCCGGGTTCGAGAAGTGGCTCAACGGTCAAGCACGCGGTGATCAGCGTGCACACGAAGCACGCATCTGGGTCACCGCACACCGGCACAACTTCCAGGCATGGGATCTCGGCTCAACTTTCGGGTTCTCATGTCCTTCCTGTGATGGCGGCTCCAAATGGCTGCGAGACACGACCGGCAAGTTTTCACGGTCGGGCATCATCGCATTCCTGGTAGGCGAACACCATCCACTCGGATGGTCAGACGTCGCCTTCCTGTAAGCCCGACGCGGGTGGCGTCGTCCATGCGGCATAGGGGTCTTTAGGGACGAAGTCGCAACCACCCACACAAACCTCCCACCTCCCACGCATATCGTCTAAGCGAGTTCGACTCATTCAGAGACAACCGGCGTCGAGGCATGGTGGGGACAACCAAAGTGACGTAGACCGCACTAACTGATTCGTGCGGTCTACGTCACCAACCTTTCACTGTGCGGCATGTTTCGGTACGCAACGAAACGGGCACACAGCGAAACATGATCTTTCAAGCTTTAGGGCGCTTTATCCAAACCCGATAAAGCGCCCTAAAGTGCAAAAACCTCCAAGACAGGGGCTGATGTGGATGACAACGAAGACTTCACCGCGGCAACCTGTGACGCATGCGGCACGAACGTTCGTGCACGCGGCGTCATCTCACTACCCAGCGGACGTGTGCTCGCCTACTGCTTCCACCACCTGAACAAACACCGTTCAGCGGCGGAAGCAATGGGTGCGCTCGTCGTCGAACTCGTCACTGTCTGAAAGGCAGAAATGCTCATGGAGAGCGATCGACTGACCATGCATGCCATGGCCGTGCAAGCCCTCGAAGGTGAGGGCGACTTCCTGCTGTCCCTCGACTCGCGTGTCGGAGAAGATGATGAGTGACTGGTTGAAGACGATTCAGGAATATGAGCACGAGTTCTTCCCGGAACGTTTCGGGATGCTCGAACTCGTTCAAAGCCTTACGGACACGTCTATGCCAGCGGATACGCGAAGTCGACTCGCCACTGAAGTAGTTCAGCGCCCAGCATTTGACGCAGAAACGATCATCAGTCAACTGAAGATCGATTGGTGGGGCGATAATCCCACTGGATGCAGGCTGGCATGGGAAGCACTCGAGTCCGCGCGATGAGTGAGCGTGAACAACTCATGCAACTCATCTCCCGCACCATGCCAACAGTGCCAAGCCTCATGGCCGATGCGATCCTCAAATCGGCATGGTTGAAAGAACACGACGAAAGCATTGTTGCTGAGTTTGTGACCGTGTATGCGGACGGGCAATACTTCCTCGAAAGAGCAATCCCCCATGAGTGACTATGATCGCGTGATCGTCCTGGAGCAGTGGCCGCAAGCGGGCGGATGGTCAAAATCGCGTGAACGTACGGCAAAACGAAGAGCGATCAGCGCAGACGGTCGGCGGTGGGAAGTGCGAACAAGATTTGGTCGCTGGCGTTGGTTGCCGGTGAAGGGAATGTACTGCTTTCTGCTTGAGGCGAGATCAGAGCACGCGTCATGAGTGACCGCGAAACGTGGTACATCCTCGAGCGTGACTTCATCCTCGGGCTTCTCTACCGTGCACAAGCCGACGAGAACCCCGACCTGCTCATCATCGAAGTCGAAGCTAACTGCAACACGGTCGAAGTGGAAGACGCCGATGGATGAACGTGTCGAACGGCTCTGGGACAAAGCCGAAGCGGCCATAGACCGCAATGACAGCGACCAGGCTGAGGAATACAGGGTGCTCGCGAATGCGGTCGCCTACCAGCGGCGTAAGGAAGCCCGCGAAATGAACCTAGCACTCGAGTATGTGGGTGGCGAAGATGAACGAGACTGAGCTCGCATTCAACATCGCCGGCTGGGGATTCACAATTCTTCTCGGCGTCTACGGTGCTGCGATCTTCTGGCTGCACACATGGCTCAAGACGCTCGAGAACGAACCCGAGAACGAAGACGACTAATGCGTGCACTCAAAGGCGCCGTCATCGTCATCACACTCGAAATCATGGCCTGGATTCTCTGGAAACCCGCCATCAAACCCGGCATCCACTGGGTATTCACACGCGTAGAAGTTGGCACACACCCCGACTGCAAACCCAGATACCGCACATGGATCAAAGGAATCGAACAGTGAGCACCGAAAAACACGTACGGTACAACACCGACGTAGACACGCTCACCGACGCCTGGACATTCATCATGAGCCACGTAGACGAATTCGCTGCACCAACCATCGGCATCGAAGCCTGGGTGCGATACGACTACAACGAAAGCCTCGACAGTCAAGAAGCGTCAACAGGCTACTCGGCTAGCGTTCACGGATACGTCGATGCCTGACGAACACGGCACATACATCTGCGACTACTGCGGAACCGGCTACTACTCCGAATCCGCAATGGAACGATGCGACTGCGGCGACACAACGGCCACACTCTCACCCTCCAAACACAGGATCAGCTACGACCTCGGGTACGAATGAGAGACTGAAAGCATGGCCTGCAAGCACTCATGGTTACACCTCGGATACGACGAGTGGCAATGTGAGAACTGTGGCACGCTCGACTCCCTTGGAGACCCGGACGACATGACCGAGCAGGAACGCAAAGACCTCGGCTACGACCGATGATCCACCTCGGGCAAACAGGCAACAACACCATCGTCGTACTCACAGGACTCACACCCCATGAAGTAGCCGACACCCTCGAGACGTACACACACCACACGCAAGAAGACATCGACAACTTCTTCAACTGAACTCCACACCCCCACCTAACCCCGGGTAAGCCACGCGCTACTCGGGGTTAGGGGTGTTGTCCACGAGTAGGAGCCCCATGCCCAGCATGCCGGCCAATGCCAACGGACACCGCAGGCGAGAACTCAGAGCCCGGGTGCTAGCCGAAGAGACCCGGTGTGCACTATGCGGCGGCCACGTCGACAAGACACTGGGCATGACCCCAGGCAGTCACGGCAAACGATGCAGGGGTAACGGATGCACCGGATGCATACCAGACCCATACCGGGGAGAGGTCGACGAAGACGTACCCCGAGCACGAGGCGGATCACCCTACGACAGGGCGAACACCCACCTCATGCATCGAGCGTGCAATGTTTCTAAGGGAACGCGCACCATCGCAGAGTTTCATGCACACAACACACAGGCACAGGCACCCAAATCGGTCACAAACCTCATCCGATGGTGACGCCTCGAGGCGGACGGGGCATTACCCCCTCCCTCCCCACCGTTCGGCCCTCCCATAGGTATAGGGCCTTTTCACACACGGAGCTTTGTCAGGTCGGTCGGGGGTGGTGCAGGTGGCTCGCATCGATGATTTGAAGGCCGCCCGCGATGTGATGTGGGCTTCAATTCAGGCTACCGACCCTGAGAAGCGCGCCCCTTTGATGAATCAGTGGCGGGCTTTGGAAGCAACGATTGCAACGCTTGAAGTCGAGTCTGGGAAGGTAGCTGATCCCATTGACGAAATCGCTGCTCGCCGTTCCGCTCGAGGAGGCGCCACCGCGCGTGCTGGTCGAGCCAACAGGAGCTCGGGCTAACTCGTGGGAGGACGTTGCTGATCTGTCTTTCAAGGCAGGGATTGTCTTGGATGCGTGGCAGGAGCAGATTCTGCAGGCCGCGATGGGGGAGCGCCGGGATTCGACTTGGGCTGCTAAGCGTGTCGGCGTCAGCGTGGCCAGACAGAACGGCAAGAGCCAGCTTCTGGTCGCTCGAGCTTTGGCCGGCGTGCTTCTGTTTGGCGAGAAGAAGATTGTCATCTCGGCTCACCAGCAGGACACCGCACGCGAGGCGTTCTCGAAGATGATCGAGATCCTTGAGGCCGATGGCAACCAGTGGTTGATGGATCGCGTGAAGCCGAACGGCATCATGAATGCAATCAACCGCGAGGCGGTGAAGTTCCGGAACGGTGCGACGATCCAGTTCAAGGCGCGTACTGGTGCTGGTGGTCGAGGTTTCTCGTCTGATTGTCTTCTACTGGATGAGGCCCAGCGTCTGAAGCGTGCCGCTTGGGTTTCTATCAACTCAACTATGTCGGCGATGCCGAACCCGCAGGTTTGGCTTCTTGGTACCCCTCCTACGCGGGAGGACGACGGTGAAGTCTTCGAGTCTGTGCGGGATGCTGCTATCTCCGGCTCCTCGTCGGCGTCTGCATGGGCAGAGTGGGGCGCCGATACGGATAGCGCCGCGTACAGGGCCGCAATGGCGGCTATGAACTCGCAGAAGCGCGTGTGGACTCCTGAGATTGAGATTCTGGCCTGGTCGGCAAACCCCGCGTGGAACACCCGCATCAACACTGAGGTGGTGCAGGGTGAGTTCGAGTCGTATACGGCTGAGGAGTTTGCTCAGGACCGTCTTGGGGTCTGGTTGGACGATGTTCATGCCGCCCGGCGTTGGTCCGCTGAGCTTTGGGCTTCGACTTCCGTATCTTCTGTTCCGGATGACGGGATCAGGTCGTATGCGGTCGCGTTTAGCTTCGATGGGTCCCGGGTTTCTGTCGCCGGCGCCTCGAAGCACTCGGATGGCGTTCACGTGGAGCTTGTCGGCGAGATGTCTGGAACGACAGAAGCAGGAATCGCGAGGATCGCGGATTGGCTGTCGGATCGGTGGCGCAATGCGGCTTCGATTGTCGTCTTGGGAGCCGCTGGGGCTTCTCTGCGGCAGGCTCTGGCCGATCGTGGGGTATCTGCTCGCGTCGTCTCTGCTATGAGCACTCCGGACTACTTCGCGGCGAATGCGATGGCGGAGGAATCTCTGAAGGCCGGCACGCTCACGCATCCGGTCGGTTCCTCAGGGGACATCCTCGACGCATCTGTTTCGATTTCGGACCTTCCTGCCGCTGATCGTGGTACTTGGCGCTGGAAGGCGACGACACCTGACGGTGACGAGACTCCCGTCGAAGCATTCTGTGCTGCTCATTGGGCTGCACGTACAAGCAAGCGAGTTCCAGGACGAAAGCAGGTATTGCTATGACGGCTTTCGTCGGCGTGTGGAGTTTTCCGACGTTCATTGCTGGTGTCGATGATGCCGAGCTAGATGTGATCCGGTCTCTGTTCGTGAAGTGGCAGGCGAAGTACCCAAGGAACGTCATCCGTTCGGAGTATTTCGACATGAAGGTGCGGGTGAAGCCGACTGGGAACATCCCGCGTGAGGCTATGGCTCGGATTGAGGCCGTGTCGGAGTGGCCTGAGAAGGCTGTGACGGCTCTTGCTGAGCGTTCAGTGTTTGAGGGGTTTGTGACTCCTGGTGGCACGCAGGACCCGTTTGCTTTGAGTGGGCTGCTGTCGGATAACCGGTTCGATCTTGAGCTTCCGCAGGCGATCACGTCCGCGTATAAGCACTCGTGTTCGTTCATTACTACGGCTTCGGGTGATGTTGCTTCTGGTGAGCCTGAGGTGTTGGTGATGGCGCGTGAGGCCATGTGGTCGTCGGCTTTGTGGGATTCTCGGCGTCGTGTTGTGTCTGCGGCGATGGCTATCACGGGTACGGATGACACCGCGCAGCCGTCGTCGATGGACGTGTACCTTCCGTATGCGGTTCTCTCGTTGACTCGTAGGCCTTCGGGTTCGTGGGTGGCTGAGCGTCGTGCGAACCCGCTGAGTGAGGTTCTGGTCGAGCCGCTGATGTATGACCCGCAGCTTGCTCGCCCGTTTGGGCGGTCTCGCATTAGCCGCGCGGTGATGAATATCACTGATCGCGCGATGTTGACGATTGTTCGTTCGGAGATTGGGTCGGACTTCTATGCGGTTCCTCGTACTGCGCTTCTTGGGGTGGCTGAGGATGCTTTCAAGGCTGGCAAGTGGCAGGCGGCGATTGATTCGTTCTTGGCGTTCACTCGCGATGAGAACGGTGATGCTCCGGAGGTTCGGAACCTGCCGCAGATGACGATGCAGCCGTTGACGGATATGTATCGGATGATCGCGACTCAGTTCTCTGGTGCGACGGGTGTCCCGGTGTCGAATCTTGGCATTGTGACGGACAATCCGCCTTCTGCTGAAGCCTTGTATGCGGATGACCGTCGCCTGGTGAACACTGCTCGAGCTCAGAACCGTGTTTTGGGGTCTTCGTTGAAGCGTGTTGCTCAGCGGGTGGTGCGTCTACGTGATGGTGTCGGCATGTCGGATGAGCTTCGTCAGATTGATACGTCTTGGGCTAACCCGGCGTTCACTTCGCCGGCTACGTCTGCGGATGCGCTGGTGAAGTTGTCTGCGGTGTTCCCGTGGTTGTCTGAGTCTGAGGTGGCGTTGGAGTTTGCGGGGTTCTCTCATGCGGAGATCACGCGGCTTCTGTCGGATAAGCGTCGCGCGCAGGGTGGTTCGGTTTTGAATCAGGTTCTTGCGCGTCAGACTCCTGCTGTTCAGGCGGCACCTGATGACGTCACGTCGTGATCTTGATCGGCTGACTGCGGCTCAACGCGAACTGGTTCGGATGGCTCAGAACGAGCTGTCTGGATTCTTCGCGACGGTGGATCTGACGCGTCCGGAGAACGTTCGCGATGCTCTGCTTGAGATCGTGCCGCTGCTGACTCGCGAGTATGGCGAGTTGGTGGCCACGGTCGCAGCGGAGTGGTACGAGGAGGTTCATCCCGGCGCGTTCTTGGCGCAGACTGCGGCTGATACATTCCCGTCGACTGGTGTCGCTGAGAATGTTCGGTATCACGCCGGCTCTTTGTTCACCGATGACCCGTATGCGGCTCTCAGCGGGATCACTGGCGCGATGCAGAGGTTCATCCTCTACTCGGGGCGCACCACGGTAGCGCGCAATGTTCAGCTCGATCGTGAGCGTCCGCGGTTCGGGCGTGTTCCGACCGGGGCTAAGACCTGCGCATGGTGCTCAATGCTCTCGAGCCGCGGCTTCGTGTACCTCTCCAAGGAGACCGCCGGCCTTGTCGCGAGCGACTACCACGACGACTGCGACTGCCAGATAGTCCCTGAGTGGGAGTCGGGCAGTTCGCACATCAGCGGCTACGACCCAGACCGTCTCTACGACCAGTATTCGCAGGCGCGTGACGCCGCGGGTACGACCGATCCGAAGGATGTCGCGGCGTACATGCGCCGGATGTTCCCTGATGACTTCACGGATGGCGTCACTTCGCCGCTCGTGTGATCTTGCACGGTTTCTTCCGTGCCCGTACGGCGACGGTTTCGCCGGTCATGGGCGTACGGCCCCTAAACGGAATGAGGGCTCAGCATGGCTGAGGAAACGGCCCAGACCACGGGTACGGAAGAAACCAACGGGCAGAGCGCGGATGCGGCGAAGGAGTTCCAGGCGATCACGTCGCAGGAGGACTTCGACAAGGCTATCCAGGCTCGCATTGCTCGGGAGCGCGCAAAGATTCCTGCCGATTACGACGATCTCAAGGCGAAGGCCACTGAGTTCGAGAAGTGGCAGGAGTCACAGAAGACCGAGGCGCAGAAGCTGCAGGATGAGCGAGACAAGGCGACTGCCGAGCTTGCTTCCGAACGTGCAGCACGTCTTCGGGCTGAAGTGGCCGCATCCAAGGGTATCCCAGCGAGCCTGCTTTCGGGCAGCACGCAGGAAGAGCTTGAGGCATCGGCCGACGCGCTCATCGCATTTCGGGGAGACGTGGCCAAGGGGCCAGTGATTCCCGGTCAGGGCCGAGCGCCCGAAACTACCACCGCTCAGGATCCAGCATCTGTTTTCTCGGACTTCCTCAGCAATCAGCTTGGGCACTAGCCCACATATTCAAGGAGCATCATGGCTACCACTCTCTCTAGCATTCCCAGTGGGCTTCTGCCCCCGACCGTCGCTGGTCCGATCTTCGAGAAGACTGAAGAGCTTTCTGCTGTTCAGCAGCTCGCCCGTCGTGTCCCGCTTTCCCTGACCGCTAACACGGTCGTTCCCGTCTCGATGGACATTCCTGCCGCTGGCTGGGTGTCTGAGGGTGGCGTGAAGCCTGTTGGTTCGGGCGCCGTTGGCATCAAGCAGATGCAGGGCAAGAAGGTTGCGCTTCTTGTCCCGGTTTCTGAGGAGATCGCACGGACGAACGCGGCTGGTCTTTATGAGCAGCTTAAGCAGGATCTTCCTGTGGCGATCGCGCGTGCGTTCGACTACGCGGCCATTCACGGTAAGGATCTGCGCACTGGTGGCGCCGGCCCGTTTGCGGACTACCTGACCAAGGGTGCTTCGTCGATCGAGCTTGGTACCGCTACGCAGGGTACGGGTTCGACTTACACCGACCTGGTGAATGGTGAGAAGCTTGTCGTTGACGCCGGCTTCGACTTCACTGGTTTCGCGGCGGACCCCCGCCTCAAGCCGACCCTGAAGCTGTCGACGGATACGACCGGTCGTCCCCTGTGGGTTGATGACCCCCAGTCGGGTATCAACGCCGGCAACCTGATTGGTTACCCCGCGTACTACAACCGTGGCGTCTCTGGTGCGTACCGTCGTTCGGGTTCGCGCGTCCAGGTGGTCACGATCACGGGCACTCCTGCTGGTGGAACCTTCTCGCTCGCTGTTGGCGGTGCGATTGCTTCTGGCATTGCCTACAACGCCGCTGCGGGAACCGTTCAGACGGCGATCCGCGCTCTTGGTGCACCGTGGTCTGGTGCGACTGTCACCGGTTCCGCGGGCGGACCGTACACGATCACTCTCTCGCCTGTCGGTGGCGCTTCGGCTCCGATCGTCGCTTCTGGCGCTGGTCTGACCGGTGGCACGAACCCGACTGTTGTTGTTGCTCAGTCCCCGGACAGCGACAGCAACCTTCGCGCGATCGGTGGCGACTGGTCGCAGGCCGCGTGGGGTCAGGGCATGGACATCACGATCAAGGTGTCTGACACCGCTTCGTATGTTGATGAGAACGGCGTCACGCACTCTGCTTTCCAGGAGAACCTTGTTCTTCTGCTGGTGGAGGCTCACTACGGTTTCGTCACGTCTGACGCGCCGGGCAAGTTCGTCGCTTACACCGACGCTGCGTAATTGAAGGGGGTGCGTCATGGCGTACGCAATTGTTGCGGATCTTGAAGACCGGTGGCGCACCCTCACCAGCGATGAGCAGTCTCGCGCTGAGGTGCTGTTGGGGGATGCGGCTGTCCGTTTGGATGTGCTGTGTCCCCCTTCGGTGCCGCCGACTGCCGCGGAGCTTGCTGCACGGATGATCGTTTCTTGCGAGATGGTGAAGCGGGCTATGGCTACCCCTGGGGGAGTGGCCGGTATTGGTGTGACGTCGGTGCAGGCTGGTGCTGGCCCTTTCCAGGAGACACAGCAGTTCGCTAATCCGACAGGGGATCTGTATCTGACGAAGGCGGACAAGTCGCTGCTGGGTTGCGGGAGTCAGGTGGCTTACACGTTCCCAATGGTGGAACGCCTTCCCCCGCTTGAGCCTGATCTTTGGGATGTCGAATGAATGGCGTTGATCAGGTGATGAGGTTGCGTCGCGAACAGGTTGGTGTCGACCGCTACCAGAATCCGGTGTACGAGACGGTCGAATCTGTCATCCCCGAGCTGGCGTTGTTCGCCCCGAAGGATGTGATTCCGTCGCTCGAGGTCGGGCGTTCTCCTGTGATCGTTGAACCGACGCTGTACTGGTTCAAGTCTTGGCCTGACGTGCGCGCTGATGATCGACTACGGGTTCGCGGCATCACTTACGAGGTGCAGTCGGTGCCGGCTGATTGGCGTGGCACTTCGGTGGGTGGGTTCGCGGTGAAGTTGCGCGACTCCACTGAGGGGGTGGCGTGATGCAGTTCCAGAAGTTCGTGCTGAACAAGAAGGCTTTCCGTGATCAGATCCTCAAAGGTGCGGCCACCGCGGCGTTGCTCGAAGCGATCGCGGGGGAGGATGGCGTTTCCGAGGATGCCCCGTCTCGAGCCCGTACCCGCGTTTACGGCGACCTGTCCGATGAGGCGCAGAACGGAACGCTGTCTCGCAAGATTGGCGGGTGGCGCCTGTGAGAATTCCCACGAAGTCACCCGACATGGAAGCCCTGCTCATCGCGGGGCTTTCTTCCGTTGGTGACACGTTCAATGTGAAGCCTGAGAAAGCTAAACCGTATCGGCTCTTCGTGCTCAGGGCGGACCTGCAGCAGAAGATTACGCCGATATCGCGGTACTGCCGGGTGGGGGTATCCGCATGGTCGGTTCGTGCTGATGGCTCATCCGATCTCGGGGATGCTTTCGATCTCGCCGCGGCGGGTAATGAGTGGTTTGAGAACAACGTTGCTGGCGTGATCTTGTCGGCTGACGTTGAGTCTGGACCGTCCCGTGTCACCGATCCGGTGACGAAGCTCGAATACCTGTACTCGACCGTCCTCCTTGAGGTTGCGGTCTGACAAAACGTGACCCCGTGTCACTTTCCTCGCCCTTGTCGCCGTGGGCACCTATCAATCGAAGGAGAACGCTATGGCTAAGCCTGCGTACATGACCACGGGTGTCGACGCTGATCTCGCGCGCCTTATCAAGGATGGGGCGCTCTTCCTGCGTCCTGTTGGTTCCACTGCCCCTATCGGCACCGCTTGGACTCCGACTGGCAGCGATCTGCAGGTCGGGTACTACTCGGATGACGGTTTCACGATCACTCCGACGCCGGGTGATGAGACGAACCTGACGGGTCACAACGGTGACCCCCTGATTTCTGAGGCCGCACCCGGATACTGGGGCGTCGGCTTCTCGGGGCTCGAGGGGAACAGCGCGGTGACTGCGGCGTACTTCGATGTCGCGGTTGCCGGCGATGGTTCAGTGACCGTTTCTTCGGCTTCTGCGTCGAAGCGGTATGACCTGATCGCTGTTGGACTGGATCAGAAGGAGCGCCTGATCCTTGTTCACTTCCCGAACGTGCAGATCGATAACAGCTCGCGCGAGGCTCTGACATTCAACCGGACGACTCTTCTTGCGTATGGTCTGGCGTTCAAGACGTTCAAGGGTGGCGCTTCGGCTCCGTACCACTTCAAGGCGTGGGGGTTTGTTGCGTCTGATTCGTCCGAGGACTGGACGCAGACCATCACCGGAACCCCGACTGGTGGAACGTACACCCTGTCGGTCGATGGTGTCGCATCGGCGGCTATCGCATATAACGCGGATGCCACCGCCGTTCAGTCCGCGCTCAATGCCATCGCTGGTGTTACGGGCACGGTTGTCACCGGCACTACGACGAAGGCGATCGCGTTCACGTCATCTCGGACACTGACCGCGAATGGTGCGTCTCTTACGGGTGGCACGTCGCCGGCTGTGGTGGTCACGCCGGTTTGATCCAATCTCCGGGGGTGGGTGAGTGGCGACCCGCTCATCCCCGGTTCTTTCCTCTGGTCGCCGTCAAATGGAGGTCGCTATGTTTGAACTGGATCTTGAGAACGAGAACACGCCGATGATCGATTTCGGCAATGATGGGAAGGTTCTGTTTCAGCTTCCCGTGCTGGGTGTCAAGGGCGTCCCGATGGGTGTTGTCTCGTCATTCGCCATCTTCTGGGACAAGTTTCAGTCTGGTCGCAAGCTAACTGAGCGCGAGGTTGCGCAGGCGTGGGGTTTCTTCATCCAGACTCTGGCTGACACGTACCCGGATGCGACCCGGCAGCTCGCGCGACTCGACGAAGCGAACCTTTCTCACGTGCTGAAGCACTGGGTGTCGGTCTCGTCGGAGCACGGGTTCGACGCGGGAAAAGCCTGACCCTCACCGTTGCTTTCTTCGCCCACCGTGGCCCGCTCGAGCACGAGTTGTGGTCGCGGTATGGGTGGGGCTTCGATGAGGTTGTTAGAGGTAACCGGGCATGGAATCTGGTCGCGCTACTGGTTGCTCAGATCTTCAAGGACTCGTATTCGGATCTTCATGCGTCGCTTCGCGGGTGGGGCTATGCACCGAACCCGATGGACGCGTTCTTCTTGGACTGGCTGGACGCTCAGGCTGTCATGCATCACAGGTCTGGGAAGGTTCCACCGAAGCCGGTGAAGCGCCCGTGGGAAACGGCTACCAAGGTGGTTGCTCCTACCCATGACCCGTCGCGTAGCGAACGGAGACGGGCGCTGCAGGAACGTCTAGGCCTTGGACGCGTTGTAGACGCCGACGATGAGCCAGACGGGGAGCCACAGTCCGAGGGTGATGATCGACATCAGTAGGTGGAACCCATGGCTGGTTTTGTAGATCTTCTGTGGGGGCGCGACAACGACCTGGGTGCCGTACTGCGGCTGGATCGCGTACGCGGACTGTACGGGCTGCTGGTCAGCGAAGTGGTTCGTCCACTGGTTGCCGTCCCACCACTGTTGGCGCCCGGCGCCGTTGTTATACCAGCCGGGCGCCGCCTGTTGCGCCATAGAAGTCATAGGGGCATCTTAACGGTTCCCGCTGACATTCGGTAGTAAATCGAACATTTGGGGCTGGTCCCCTTTTCGCCCTCGCGGGCAGAGAGGGGGCGTTCGTGGCGCAGGAAATTGGTGTTGCGTATGTGTCGCTGCTTCCGTCCGGCAAGGGCTTCTCGAAGGCCGTTCAGAGCGAGTCTGAGTCCGCTTTCAAGGGCGCGGAGAAGTCTTCGGACAGCTTCTTCTCGAAGGTTGTCGGCTGGGCGAAGACTGGTGCGGTCGTCGTGGGTGGCATGGTCACCGCTGTCGGCGCTTTGGCTCTCGGCGGGGGTATCTCGCGTGCTCTGAATATTGAGGATGCGACGGCGAAGCTGAAGGGTTTGGGTCACGATACTCAGACCGTTGAGGCGATTATGAAGGATGCCCTCGCGTCGGTGAAGGGTACGGCGTTTGGTCTGGATGCTGCGGCTACGACCGCGGCATCTGCGGTTGCTGCTGGTATCAAACCGGGCCAGGAGCTCGAGCGTTACCTGAAGTTGACGGCGGATGCGGCGACGATCGCTGGCACGTCTATGGACGAGATGGGTTCGATCATCAACCAGGTGACCTCTAAGGGTTACGCGGGGATGGAGAACCTGAACCGTCTGACTGAGCGTGGTATTCCGATCATGCAGTGGCTGCAGAAGGAGTATGGCGTCACTGCGGACGAGTTGCAGAAGATGGTGTCTCGTGGCGAGGTGGATGCGGAGACGTTCCGTCGCGCGATTGAGAACAACATTGGTGGCGCGGCTCTCGAGTCCGGTAATACGACACGTGGCGCGTTCTCGAACATGCTGGCCTCGCTGTCTCGTCTTGGGGAGGGTTTCGCTGGTCCCGCTCTTGGTGCGGCACGGGATTTCTTCAACGAGATCACGAAGATCACGGATGGCATCAAGACCGCGCTGGCCCCATCATTCGAAGACCTGCAGTCCGCGGTTGACGGGATGGACTTCACCTTCAGCGACAATGTACTGGCTCAGCTGAATCCCATCCTCACGACGATCAACGACATCTCTGCTGCGGCCCGCGATGGATCGCTGGGGGAGTGGCTGAAGGATTTCGCGTCGATGTCTCCCGCCCTCTCTGTGCTGGTGAAGACGATCGGCTATCTGACTCCGCTGTTCCCGGTCTTCAAGGACTTCGGGCAGAAGGTGGCTCCGACTCTCGCTGAGGCGTTCCGGGAGATCGGACGCGCGCTGCTTGAAATGGGTCCGGCACTCATCAAGGAGCTTGCGGAGGCGATCGTTGATATCGTCCCGCCCCTTGCGGATCTGCTCGTTGCCCTGTTGCCAATCATTCCGCCGATCCTTGAACTCGTGCAGATGCTACTGCCGGCTTTGAAGTGGCTGATAGAGGTACTTGGGCCGTTGATCGCTGGCGTAGCCGATGGCTTCACTGAGTGGTTCAAGACGATCCAGATCTTCGACGAGTTCATCAACGGTAGCCAGAGCTTGGCAAAGCTCAATCGGGACATCCTCTCGATCGTGGGGCCGATCGGTGAGTTCACGCGCGCCTTCGTGGGTCTCGCTGAGTATCTCGCGGTCGCCATGATCAGTATCGAGAACCAGTGGAATGCTGGCTGGTCTCGAATCGGCAGCTTCTTCACTTCGGTGGGTCAGGCGATCCTCAATACGGGCACATACATCTGGAACCTTCTTCCTGAAGGGTTCCGCAACAGTGTTGGCCAGGTTGTCGGGGTTCTGTCGACGCTCCCGGGAACGGTGCAGCGAATCATGGCTGGTGTCGGTTCGCTTCTCGTTGGGTCGGGTCGCGCTCTCATGCAGGGTTTCATCGACGGGATCAACTCGATGATCGGTCGCGTGGGGTCCGCGGTGAACAGTGTTCTGAGTTGGGCGTCTGGGTTCTTCCCTCACTCGCCAGCGAAGCGCGGAACGTTCGCCGGATCGGGATGGACTGCCGTCGAGGATGGCGGCGCTTCATTGATGGAGCAGTTCGCGTCGGGTGCCGAGTCGTTCAGGCCTGAGATCTCATTCTCAAACCTGAGCTCATTGATCGGTGCCGGATCGAGTGCCACGACGGGCGCTGTGCCGCGAACGGTAACGCAGAACATCTACCCCCAGCAGACGGACCCCCGCATTCAGATGCGTCAGTGGGGTCGTGAGGCAGAGAGGGCGTTCACATCACAATGAGCGATTCGACAATCCGCCTCGTATCCGGTTCCCGCGAGATCATTCTCCCGGGAACCGGTGGGGGCGAAGTAAATGGTTGGTTCTTCAGCGATCTCATTGACTGGTGGGGACAGACGGACGACAAGTACGACGTTACCGAGCGCCCCCAGGCGCATGGCGCCTTTTCGGCATCCAGGTCACTGCGTTCTTCCAGAGCACCATCCTTCAAGGCGTCATTCGTAGCCACCTCAACTATCGACGTTGAGGCTGCGTACGACGACCTTTCTTCGATCGGCGCGGAAGGCGCCGTTGAGATGATCGTAAGCACCCCGGCTGGTAGCTCTTCGCGCTTGGTGACGATCGAGAGTGTCGGTGCTGAGGACAACCACGGAAATCGTTGGGGAACCGTGTCTGTGGATTGTATTGCTCGTGATCCGCGGCGTTATGCGGTTTCGGGTGATGTGCCGTGGGAGTCGACTGGGCCGGCTTCGTCTGGTGTGGGTCGTACGTGGCCTGCCATTCGTCCTTTGGTGTGGCCGATGGGTGGTTCGTCTGGTCGTGTCACGTTGACGAATTCGGGTCGCGCTCCGTCTGCTCCTCAGTTTCGGTTGGTGGGCGGGTTTTCGTCGGTGTTGATTACGTCTGCTGAGACTGGTGCCCGGATTGGGTTTGATCGTCCGGTGCCTGTGGGTTCGGTGGTGACGATTGATACTGAGCGGCATGTGGCGACGATTGATGGTCAGTCTGATGTGTCGCGGTGGCTGCGGTGGCGCGAGTGGGAGCTTGTGCCTGCTGGTGAGTCGCGGTCGTATCAGTTTGATGTGTCGGGTGCGGATGGTTCGCCGGTTCTTGAGGGGCGGGTGTTGTCCGCATGGTGGTGAGGTGTTTCGTTTTCGAGACTCGTGGGGGTGCGCTGCTTACTGAGGTTGAGCCGTCTGATTTGTCGTGGTCTGAGAACACGAATCAGGCTGAGTCGATCACTGCGACGTTTGATCTGACGTCGGATACTGAGGGTTCGCGCGATTGGCGGAATCTGGGTACGGCGTGGAAGCACTCGCTGGCGATTGATGTGAATGGTCGTCTGCTGGGTGGGCCGATCATGCCTCACGAGTTCGATGACGATGATGGTTCGTTGCGGATCGCAGCACGCGGATTGCGGGTTGCTTTTGCGCGTCGGTCGATCCTTCCTTTGAGTGCACTGTCTGCGTCGTTGCTTCTCCCTGATGGTGAGCCTGATCCGGCGATGGATTCGACGTGGGTGGGGTTCGATCTGGGGACGATCGCGAAGAAGATTGGTGTTCAGGCGTGCACGTGGCCTGGATGGTCTGATGTACCGATTGTGTGGCCTGATGACCGTGCGGGAACCCATGAGCGCACCTATCTGGCGTTGGATCGCAAGAAGGTGGATGACGCCTGGTCAGATCTGTCTGATGTGCAGAACGGCCCG